TTATATGTTTGAATTAGAAGATAAAAAATAAAATAAAAATAGGAGAAAAAATTATGCAGAAAATTATGTTTAATGACAAGTATGGGCTGACGGATTTGGTGCTGTCGGGTAAGAAGACGCAGACAAGGAGAATCATAAAGCCGCAAGACGAACGTCTTGACTATTTGAGAGGTTGGAATTTAGATTGGGGTTTTGCCGAGTTCGGCAGAGCAGGCGAAGAACCTTTGTTGAGAATACTTCCGCACTATTACGTCGGCGAGGAGGTAGCAGTGGCACAGAGCTATTGGAATGTTATGGTATCTCTTGATGAGTATCTACGGGAGGAGTTTTTCAATACACTTAAAAAGGAGCTTTGTGAAGACCCTATAAAAATGACAGGATGGACTAATAAGATGTTCGTAAAACCGGACTTAATGCCTCACCGTATAAGGATAAAGCAGATAAGGTTAGAGAGATTACAAGATATAAGTGATGATGACTGTATGAGAGAGGGAATAATAGAACATATTGCTGAGATAATGCCTAATTACCCGCCTTATACTCAGTATTGTTGTGGTATTAGTGAGGTATATTGTGATACTCCACGCCAAGCCTTTGTATCACTTATCGACAATATTAACGGCAAAGGCACTTGGGAGAGCAATCCGTATGTGTGGGTGTATGATTTTGAATTGGTTAAATAGTAAAATCAATATCTTAAAAAAGTAAAATAATATGAAACAAGCAATTAAAATTGAGATTGAAGTGCCCGACGGGTACAAGGCGGTGTATGATAAGGAAACACAAAAGGTTGAAATAGTAAAGATTGGGTTGCCTAAAACGTGGGAAGAGTTTTGCGGGGATAATCCAATTAAAAAGAATGAATATTTTATTGATGGGTATGGTGAAATAATCTATGCTGCCGAAAAACATAGAGCTACAAATCTTAAAAATCTCTTGCCTAACAAAGAGACTGCCGAAGCTTTCCTCGCCTTGATGCAGCTGATACAGTTGAGAGATTGCTATCGACAGGGGTGGAAACCTAATTGGAAGGAAAAAACAGTTAAGCAAAATATTATTTGTTTTGAAGGAGTTCTTGGCACAGATTGGAGTGTTAATGTACAATATGTACTATCTTTTCAATCCAAAGAAATAAGAAATGAATTCTTGAAAAATTTTAAAGACCTAATCGAACAAGCAAAGGAGTTGATATAATTATGAAAGAGATAGAGGTAAAAAAACATAGAGAGATGATTGTCGTCGTGTCTGCTTTGGTAGACGAAAAAGATGAGACGCAAATTCGTATAGAGGCAAAAGTTTTTGCCAATGAACCATATTCCTATTTGGCGGATAGTGTTGCAGCCGTTATGATAGAAATAGGCGAAAATACCCGTAAGAATGTAAAAGAGGAGGAGGCAAAAAACAATGAGACAGATAAAGTTTAGAGGATGGAATGAGAAGAATAATATGTGGTTATACGGAGACTATGTAACAGGGGTGTATATTGACCCTGAATATAATAGTCCTTCTGTATCGCACTTTATAAGCACAAAAGAAGGAGATGACCCCAAAAATCCTGCAACTCTTTTTCAGGGGGATTACAATGTAAGAGTATTAGAAGTTGAAGAGGACACAATTGGACAATTCACGGGGCTGAAAGATAAGAATGGTATAGAGATATATGAGTACGATATAATCGGCTACAAAGCACACGAGGGTTATTTTCTCGAAAGCTTTCGTGCTCCAGTATTATTTGAAAATGGAACATTTGGGTATAAACGTGAGGATAGTAAGCTAGGCGGTATCGGAGTGTTTGAGCCTTTCTGCGTGCACGATTGCCTACAAGAGGATTTTCTCGACTATGTAGAGGTGCTTGGCAATGCGTTCGGGAGAGAAAATTTGTAAAACCTTTTTTAGATGTAAAAATGAATAAACAAGATAATATAAAGAGACAACTTTATAGGGAGTTAAGGGGTGTATTGTCGGCGTACATTCAGATGTTCGAAGATAAGCACGAGGTAGATATGCAATTTTCTGTTGATGATGAATTAATTGGGGAACTTTGTTTTGGCGATGCATACTTTTTCCATATTGCTGATGTGGTGTACGATATAGACCACGACCTGCCGAAAGGGCTGATATTGCAGTGGGCAGAAGACAGTATTTATGAGAGCAAGAACCCTACACGCCAGACGATAAACCTACATTCCTACGCCAAAGGACTGCGGTTCGAGGACTTGCAAAAAAACAAGCGTTGCAACTCACAGATTAGAAGCAAAAAGCTTTGTACCTCAAAAAAGGCAAAATGTGAAACACAAAAAAGAAGGAGAAAAAAGTAATGAAGAAGTATGATGTAGTGATAGGCATAGACCCCGATGTAGACAAGTCGGGGGTTGCCTTTCTGATGGTTGAAGCTAGAATTATAGAGCTTGAGAGTCTTACCTTTGCTGATTTGCTTGATTATCTGCGAGAAACAAGAGATTGGCTCACAAAAGAGGGCAGGTTGTTTGCTGTGGTAGTTGAGGCTGGTTGGTTGAACAAGGCACATTGGCACGTGGGTAGAGGTGGCAGTGCGGCACGCTCGGCTGCAATCGGTAACCATACGGGACGCAACCACGAGGTAGGACGTAAGATAGTAGAGATGTGCCGACATTACGGCATAGAGGTGGTGGAACAGCCGCCGCTGCGTAAGATGTGGAAAGGCAGAGACGGCAAGATAACACACGAGGAGCTGCAACACTTAGCCATTATAACGGACAAGACCAATCATATAACGAACAAGACCAATCAAGAGGTAAGAGACGCAGCTCTGATAGCTTGGGAATATGCGGGGCTGCCGATACGAATTAAAAATTAAAAATTACGAGATATGAATAAGAAAATAGATTTAGGCATACGCAGTATCAGGCGGTCGTGGGCAGCGGTATGCAAGGTTACAGGTATAATTGTGGTAAGTGAGGAGGCAACAGGTAGCAGGAAGCGTGATTATGTCTTCGCACGTATGTTGTTCGCTTGGCAGTGTAACAGGCTCGGGGTGTCGAAGACCAGAATAGCGGAACTACTACACACGTCGACACAGAGCGTAGCTCGTTACTTGCGTAAATTCGATGATGAATGTAAGTATAATGTGGCTTTCAAAGCATTAGCGGACGAGGTAGAGAAGGAGATGGAACGGTATAGGGATAGCAACAGGAGGAAGAAAGATTATATCAATAGGTGGGAAAAGGCACAGGAGGCAAGCAAATGAAATTCACTATAAGAGGACAGGAAGATAAACAGGCGGTGCTATCGTACTTGAAGAAGCTACCGACGGATAAGCCGTATTTTGCCGAGATAAAGCAGATACGGCAACGTCGCACAATAGACCAAAACAGCCTCTATTGGCTATGGCTCAAATGTTTGCAAGACGAGACGGGAGAAGACAAGGACAGGCTACACGAGTACTTTAAGGCGAGGTATTTGGGCGTTAGCACTGTGGAGGTTTTCGGGGTAGACGTACAGATGTCGGCAAGCACGACGAAGCTCGACACGAAAGAGATGACGCACTACCTCGACCGTATACAGCAGTTTGCCCTTGCGGACTTGGGAATTGCACTGCCGAACCCGTCGGACTTGTATTGGGAACAGTTCTACGAGAAATATAAGGGGTGGATTTGAAAAGAAGCCAAATTCTTACGCAAAACGCCTAAAATGATGTAGAAAACGCCTAAAATAACGGGAGGCACATAAAACGCCCAAGTATTCAGAATAATATGGATATTTTTGGGCGTTTACTTTTAAAAAAAATAGGAGATATAAGTATGCCAATACCAATAATATTAGGGGCTATTGCGGCAGCAGGAGCGATAACAAGTGCAGTACTAACTGCAAGAGCAAATAAAAAACACCGAGATGCTCTCGATAAGGAGGCAAATAGACAGAAGCAGTTTTATGAGGGGCAGCTGAACGAGAACCCTCTCGACCAATTTCACAATAGGGCATTGATAGGGGAAATGCGTCGTGCGGCAAATGCTCGTATAGAGCAGGAGCGAGCGAGACGTAAGATAACAGGTGAGTTGGACACTACCAATATGATGAAAGACCAGAACGCACAAGCTATGCAGAATATGTATAGCCGTATAGCAACTAATGCCTCATTGCGTAGAGATGGTATATTGAACGCATACGAGAGAAGTAGACAGGGAATATATGCTCAGCAGGCAGATTTGCAGCGAGCGGAGATGCAAAACTATGCCAATCTTGCGAGTAATATAGGTAATGCCGCCGCTACGGCTATGGGTGGATATTCGGGCAAAGGGATTGGTATCGGTGGAGGGAGCAAAGCACCCAAGATAAATATCGGTACACAAAACGTAGATACACCTGCATATAACAGCGGAGATATACAGGACATAAATAATCCAAATAAGAATACATATATAGCCTAACATTACGACAATGATACTTGATATTGACAATAAGAAAAATGTTGTAGGGACGAAAGAATATCCTGACAACTATCACGACTATAAGGACGAGGAGAATTATAACGCCGATAAAGAGCCGTCGACACTGGAAGAGTGGGAAGCTATGCAAGGCGACGAGCAGCAGCCTATCGGAAATGTATCTGAGAGAGGCGATAGTCAGTTGCAAAGTACAAGACAAGACAATACCTATAAACGTACAAATACACTGCCTCCAAGTACAGAGGCAGCAGATACGTATTGGCAGTGGGCAAAAGATAGGGATAAGGAGATACGACGTAACAATCCCAGAGATTACAAGACAATAGCGGATTACTATTTGCGGAATAATCCTCAGCCTACTTTACCCGAAGATGATATAAAAGCGGAGAGACGGCGAGCTAACTTTGCAATGCTCAGCGAGGCATTGCATTTATTGGTAGATATAGGTAGTGCAGTCGGTGGTGGTAATGTGTATAAAAGAGAGCCACACGCCCTACGGGCAGTATTGGATAGTAAAGGTAGGCGTGAGGCGTTGATGGATAGTTATCGGAGAAACCTATCGAGGTGGCAAGAAGCATACGCTAAGGTTGTAGGCGATGCAAGCCAAGAAGATAGAGACCGTACTATTGATATATTCAGGACTATATACCCTGCATATACAAGTCTGGATAAGGAGATGTACAGGCAGGAGGGCAGCTCAAGGTTAGAAGATAAAAAGCACGGCAATAGAGTTACGGAAGAAAGCAACAAGCAAAAAAATAGAGAAGATTTAGCTGATAGAATAGGAAGATGGAAAGTAAAGGCTGCCACAGTAGGCAAGCAAGAGAAAACAGTACCTTGGATAGACCCTATAACAGGTAGTGTCGAAATGTTACCCGAATCTGCAGCCAACAGATTTGATAAGACTTATGCAGATTTAAGGATGAAGAATGCAAATCTTCCGAGTGAAACGGTCGACAAGAGGTCAGGAAAAACCATAAAGCCTACTGATGCACAAAATAAGCAGGCAATCTCTCGAGCAGGGGAAGACCCAAGGACAAAATCTATTAAGCAAACAATAATAGATAATCTCAAGAACAAGACTAATTACGTAAACCTCAATAATCCGAAAGCGAGTACACAAGGAGGGAATAATCAAGGAAAGAAACCCAAGAAACCATTTTAATAACAAAGACAGTAGTAAATAATCATATATGGGCGACATAAAGAAATTATACAAATACCTTCAATCGAGGAAGGTACAGGGACTTGGCAGTGAAGATGAGTTTAAGGATGGTTTTCTGAATGATAGTGCTTTTTCAAAGAGGGTTTACGATTATGTGAAGCCTCTGTTCTCTGATATAGAGGACACGCACAAGGCGTTTGTTGATGGTTTTAGAGAGCCAAAGAATAACACAGCCTATGCTACACCTGTGCCTTACGATAAGAAAAAGTATTATGGTATAGGAGAGGATTATCCCGATTGGGTTGATAAGCAAAAGCAGTATTTCGGTAATCCACCTAAAGATATAGATGAGGCTGCCGTAGGGATAAAGAAAGCGAACAATATGGAACTAACGCCTCAGGAGAAGAGTCGTGAGCGTCGGGCTAAGGTGACAGAGCACGTAAACGCCAATATAGGCGTTGAACGGTATAATGCGTATAAAGAGGCAGAGGCACAATATCGGGCTGCGATAACTTCACGTTTGGACGCAGATATAGAGAGGGCAAAAGCAGATAAGAGAGCAAAAGAAGAAGAGATAAACAAAACCATACCGCAAGGCTCTCGTGCTTTGGCGTTGTTTCCACAGGCAAAGATGGCTGTGCAGTGGACAATACCCGCCTATACATTGGATGTATTGGAAGATACGAAAGAGTTGCTCGAAGCTCCGACGAAAGGTAGCAATTGGGCGGGCAGTATGTGGGCAGGATTTAGGGATAATGCCGATATAAAAAGTTTCTTAAGTCTCGGTATGAGTACCTTTGCCAAGACGGGTAAGGTATATGATATATGCAGCCGATACACAAATGGAGAGAAATTGACCGATGAGGAGACTAATCTATTGGAGGCTCTTGCGATGAATACGGCAGTAGCAGGACTACGAGCAGGCGACATTAGCGGTTGGTATCGGTCTGGGGAAGTGACCGGTGATATGGTAGAAATAATGGGACAATTTTTACTTACGGGAGGTATTGGCACAGGTGCGTCGAAGGTAGTATCGAAAGCTATAGGGAAGACGATGCAGAAGATACTACCGAAATTGGTATCGAAGATGGGAGCAAAAGGTGCAGTGGGTACTGTACTTCGTGGAGCTAAGTTTGCGGGTAAAGGAGCGGTCGATGTAGTGGCAGGCGGAGCTGCTCAGTCGATATATATGCCGAGTACATATAGTGGCTATTGGGAGAAAAAGTCGGGTACGGTAACACACGGAGATAAAGATGGTGAGTATAATATAGAGCCTTCGAAAATAAATGATTTGCAGGCGATGTTGAGCTCGATGGCTGAGACAGGAACAGAGCGTCTTGGAGGAGCATTTGTGGGAGCGGGCAGTAAGATATTGAAGAATATAGTGCCGAAGAGTTGGGCTAAACTATCGACCAAAGGAGCGATAGGTGCATTAATAAAGGCAGGAGGTACTGCCAATAAATATATGGCGAAAGCAGGAGTAAACAGTACTATGGGCGAACTTAGCGAGGAGTTTGCAGGAGCTGCTTTCGATAAAGCTATCGGAGCGAGTAGCGACGAAGAGTGGAAAGCTTTTTGGAGCAAAGACAATATGCTGCAGATGATAGGCGGATTTGCTCCGATGAGTATGTTTGGTCTTGGTATGAATGGGGCTACGATAGCGAACAAAAGAGTATCTGCTCTGAGGTCTAAGCGTCGTTTTGTAAATTTCACCAGAGATATAGGTAGCAAGAACGGAGTAGATATGGCAGAAGAGATTATCAGTACTCCAATAGAGGACTTGGGTAAAAAAATGCACAAATATACTCAAGAGATAGGCGGATATACGAATGGCGAACTTAACGATAATGGAATAGAATTTAATAGACTTGCAGCCGAGGTACTGAGAAGTAGTACGGAAAGAGATATTGCCAATGAATGGGATAGCTATATACAAGAGCAAGAGGCAGAAGACAATGTGAATACAGTATCAAAAAGAACAATAGATGATACGGTAGATGATAGAGTAGATGATACGGAGCAAACGATACCACAAGTACAGCAAGGCGACGAAGTGGAATATGATAATGCACGATGGATAGTAGGTGATGTAGCCGAAGAGGATGGCGAATATACGTTTGGAGATGAAAGCATACCGCTGAAAAAGGGCAACGTCTTGATGTTTGAGGCAGACGGAAACGGAATACGAATACTTGAAAGCACTGCCGACTTATACGCTGAGGACAAAGACAATGGTATAGAAAGTAGAAGGCAGGAAATATATGAGAAGTATCGCCCTGTGATGAATGTAGACACAGGTAATATAATACAGCTGAGTAGCACCGCTGATAATGATAATATTGCGTACGTGGTAAAGGGAAGAGTAGTGTATGATGAAGAGGGCAATATAGACTATGACAAGAGCGATGACACAATATATTACAAAGTATATGATAAGGATGGCAACGAAGTAGACGGAGGTACTCCGAGACCGTTACATTTGAAAACACATCGGACAGAGTTTGGTAAGGTGCTGAGCGATACACCTATCGAGGAGTATGTAGACAATGAGTTATATCCACAAGACGAGACCGAACAAAGTAGTGCTACGGGAAGTGTAAGTACAGATGAATATCAGGAAGTTACGGACGAAAACGGTTTACCTTTTGTTAAGACGAGCAACGGTGTAACAGACTTCGGATATATCCCCGAAGACACAGGACTTACGCCCGCTCCGATAAGATTAAGTATAGGAGATGAGCTTACGGGGTTGCAACACATAGTAGATAGACACGGAGAACAGATAGCAAAAGCAGGTTTTGACAATGTGGTGGACTTCGTAGAGTATGTGGCGAGCAATTACGACACTATAACCGAAGGTGTAGATACATCAGGAGAACCTAATGGTACATATCTGTTGCAAGCGAAGGACAAACACAACAATACACTATACGTAGAACTGTCTAATGACGGCAGTTATTGGAATATCAATAGCGGTGGAGTGTTCAGAAAAGGGTATGGAGAAAAAAATAAAGTAGTATGGTCTGCCTCCGAAGTGCAGAGAGGGTTAAAATCGGCTACCCCCGATACTTTGCGGTCGCAAGATGAAGCCGATAATCAAGGTGACCCAAACAGAACTGTATCCGATACTACTTCTACCGACAAAGGTACAACAAATAATTTGAACAGACAAGAAGAATTTTATAATTCTTTACCGAGAAACAAGAAGGGCGAGATAGACGAGAGCCTAATGAGTGCGGAACAGAAGATAAGATACGCACAAGCGGAGTTTGGAGAAGATTTGGACTTGGTGAAGGACTATATAACAGAGCAATCTAAGGCACTGAGCGAAAAGATAGCGAAGCTGACGAATAAGACGGGTAAGAGTGTGGCAGAATACAAAGAGCTTGCAGCCTTGAAAGCTGACAAAAATGTCTTTGTCGACTACTTACATTCCCTCAGAGATATGCAAGAAGACTCTATGCCGAGACAGACTGTAGAGGCGGCAGCGGCTAAACGTGAGGAGTCTCGACGTGAAGAGCAGGCACAACGAGAACAAATGGTACGAGAGAAAGAGGAGCGAGAGGGAGTACCCGATTTCTTGCAAGATACGCCAGAAGATGCTCGTCTAAGAGGTTTCAGGTTGCGTACAGGCGAACGTATAGACAGGCAAGAACCTATCGAGGTGAGCAAATATAATACGGCACGTCGTAAGTTTACCAATGATACGGGAGCGGTTGAAGAAGGTCGACCGACAGTGAAACGTACTATAATAGACAATGCGGAGACGAGATTGCAGCCATCGCATAGGGGAGGACGGGCAAATATATATCACTTTATCACAGAAGCACAGCCAAAAGAACGCACCGACAAAGCAAGCAGAGTATCGGCAGCACAGATAGCGGCAAACATAAACCCCGAAGAGATAACGGGCGGCATAACTGCATATAATGGTAGCCCGATAGCCAATAACAGACTAGAGGTGATACAGGGAAATAATAGAGCCGAAGCATTACGCCTGATGTACGAAGAGTATCCGCAGTCTGCAGAGACGTACAAGCAATATCTGGCGGACAATGCAGAGAATTATGGTATGTCGGCAGATGAGGTACGGACGATGAAAGAGCCTATTGCTGTGGATATATACGAAGGTACGGACGGCAACGCCATACTACTCGGACAATATACACAGCAGGACGTAGAGAGCGGTGGTGTGCACAGGATAAACCCGAGCGGAGTAGTAAAGCACCTGAAATCGCACAATATGCTCGACAGGTTTATAACGGGACTACTCAAAGGGGTAGACGAGGAGAACACGGTATCGGACGTTATATCGGCAAATCTGAGAGATGTATTGCCTATCTTGGACAAGACGGGAGCTATATCGATGACGCAACGGCAGGGCTTCTTTGATGAGAGAGGCGATGTAACGAGCGGAGCTATTGATGACTTCAAGGGTATACTAACAAGCCTTATAACAGAGGGAGGGTATGCCAATATCAATAGCGACTTTTTGAATTTGCCTGATAGCGCGAAGACAGCACTATATTTACAGACATACCGAGCTATACTCAATCAAGAGTACGGGCGACAGATACTTGGCGAGATACAAGATAGTATTTTACTATATACATTGGTATTCGGTAAGAATAATAAGGGCAAGGTCGGAGCAGATGAAGCACGCAGGGAAGTGATGAGTTGGCTGATGACAGCACAACCCGATTTCAATACGCTGAATGAAGACGGCACATACCCATTAGTGGATATGCGGAAGAAATTCAGTAATTTTGCTGCGGAACTTGCTATACTGTATAAGTCGACCAACTTACGTTCGTCGAAAGATAAAGGAAGAGGACTGTATAATATATGGGATGACTTTTATAATTTATTGGAAGGTAAGGGGGACTTGTTTACAGCAGGTGAGAAAAAGAGTTTACAAGAAAGTATTAACGAAAATTTCAATATAGATTATGTACCCATTAGACAGAATGAGCGCAATACTTTGGGCAGCAGAGGTGAAGCGAGCCGAGCAGGGCGACGAGGCAGCGAAAGCGAACTTAGCATCGGAGAACAATCTGAGGCAGGAACAGCAGCAGCCGACGATAGAGGAAGAGCTGAAGCAGATATTGCAGAAGCGGTAAAAGATATAGATGTCGAGCCGACCGAAGCACAGAAGAAAGCCGGTAACTACAAAAAAGGACACGTAAAAATACAGGGTTTTGATATAACGATAGAAAACCCTAAGGGTGCTATACGCAGAGGAGTAGACGATAATGGCAAGGCGTGGAGCACCGAAATGAAAAACCACTATGGATATTTCAAAAATACAGAGGGCAAAGATGGCGACCATATAGATGTATTTATTGGGGATAATCCTAATAGCAAAAGAATATTTGTAGTAGACCAAGTAAACCCGAAGACAAAAGAGTTTGACGAAAGTAAAGTTATGCTTGGTTTCGATACGGAAGACGAAGCCAAAAAAGCGTACCTTTCGAACTACTCAAAAGACTGGAAAGGGTTTAAGGATATTACGTATGTAGATATAGAAACATTCAGAGATTGGCTATATGACGGGGCAAAACAACGCAAACCGTTCGGAGAGTATAGTAATATCCGTTTCCGTTCTATAAAGGATATAAACGACCGCTTTAACGAGGAGCTGCAACAGCAGATAGACGGTACACTACCGAAGGGGCACGTGTATAGTTTGGGTATGCCTAACGATATACTGAGAAGTGCGGGTTTACCTAATCTGCCTATTGAGATGAGTGCGGAGATGCTGAAAAATAAATCTTCGGCAAAATATAGACAACACCACCCATTTGATATAAGTAGTATAAAAGACCTACCGAGAGCAATACAAAACCCGATAGCCGTATTCAATAATCCAAACAATGATGGAAAAGTGTTACTTACGGAACTCCAATACAATGGAGTAAATCATATTGTAGCGATAAAGGTAAGGTCTGAGCGAAAATCGAATAATATAGAGATAGATGTTAATTCAGTTTCTACAATTTTTCCAAAAGACAGAATAGAGAAAATCGTTGAATGGTTGCTCGACAAAGAAAATCAGGGCAGAAAAGCATATCTTAATAAAGAAAAAGTCCTTACGTGGTTATCCGATAACGAGACCATTACTCGTTCAAAGGGATACAACACAAAGGACATTGCAAAGGTAATAAAAGATTTCGATAATCCGACGCTTTCGGAAGAAAAAAACGAGGAGACACGGTTGAAAGCCTCGAAACGTAAGGCACGAGGAGCGACGACAGAGAAGCTCGAAGAGTTGGTAACGTTGCTAAAAAAGACAGGCTTTGCCGACGTAAAGACGGGGGAGGACTTTTATAATGCTTTGGCAGAGATAGGAGGTAGCGAACATTATTTGCGTCCGAACGGCACGGTACTTGGTTTTGTAAAGGGCAACACCATATACCTCAATCCTGATGAGGTAAGTCTGAACACGCCTATACACGAGTTTGGGCACTTGTGGGTAAGTCAGGTGAAGGAGCATTTTCCTGATTTGTGGGCGAAAGGTAAAGAGTTGTTTCTCGAAAGCGACTATTTGAGAAAGGTACAGGCAGACGAGAACTATCGACACTTAGACCTCGACGGGCAGATAGACGAAGCAATGGCAAGGGCTATAGGCGATAGAGGGGAGCAGGAGCTCGACAAGACGTTGCTCGAGAAAATACTCGACTGGATAGCAGAGGTATGGGACAAGATAGGTGGAGTGTTTGGAATAGACAATCTTACGTCGGAGCAGATAAGCAACCTTACACTGCAAGACTTCACTGATATGGCTACAAGCGAGCTATTGAGTGGGCAGAACCTTACGGAGCGAGTGAATGGCAACAGAGGAGGAGCTACCCGCTACAACACGAAAGCAAAGCAAGAAAAAGAAGAAATAGCCAAGCGAGACGAAATATACCTCGAAGCATTACAGCGAGGCGATATGGAGACTGCTATACGAATGGTAAACGAAGCTGCGGCACAAAACGGATATACGCCTAATTCAGAATATCAAGGGACATCGGCATTCAATGGCAAAGCTCCTTACGGTAACGGCTACTTTCTTACAAAAGAAGAACGCAAAGAAGCATTTGAGAACGATGAGTTTGAGGGCGACACCAATTTAGATGACTATATCAATAGCGGTATCGACCCTATGAACTTAGATTTACTTACAAACGATAATAATTATCGTCATTCTGACGATGCAAGAAAGGAAGCTATCGAAAATCTTAGAAACGTTATCCGAAATAAACGCCAAACCATAACAATGTACCGCAGCGTACCGTCTTCTGTAAAAGAGGGCAGTTTTCGTAATGGCGATTGGGTAACACCAAGTCGTGCCTATGCAGTAGAAAACGCACGTATACACGGCTGGGGCAACAAATATCGAATCATAGAGCAGGAAGTACCTATCAGCGATGTTTGGTTTGACGGCAACGACATAGCAGAGTTTGGATACGGTAGCGAAAGCGATTACATAAACAATAAAGACTATCTTTATGGCAACACAAAGAACAATCGTAAACTACCCGATGTAGTAACTTACGATGACAAAGGGAATATCGTACCGCTTAGCAAGCGATTCAACAAAGCAAAAAGCGACCCACGCTACAACACTGCCGAGGAGACCGCCGATATAAAGGCTAAGGCTATATCGGACGGTACATTTATGAAAGCCCCTAACGGTAAACCTACGAACTTGAACGAGCGGCAGTGGTTGCAAGTAAGGACGAAGGCGTTTAAAAAGTGGTTCGGAGACTGGGAGAAGACGGCACGTATAGAGAAGTTGAAGAAGACGAAGCCGATAGAGATAACAGGCGAGGAGTACAAAGGTAAGTACGAGCTGAATGTAAAATCGGGGCACAAGTGGATATTGGACAACTTGCGAGGCACATATACAATAAAAGACACGGGCGAGAAAGTGAATTTATCACGAGTGTCGGCTAATGAAATTACATCACACGGGGAGCGTGAGGACATTCACCTAAAATCATTTGCGGTTATTCCTCAGATGATAGAGAATGCTATATTTATAGAGGAGACAGACAATTATAAAGGCAATAACAAATATGACAAGTACAAGTACTATGTGGTCGGATTGAGTGTAGACGGTGTGCCTTACACTGCACGTATAGTTGTCGGAGAGAAGAATGGCAAAACATATTACGACCACGAACTAACCCAAATAGAGAAAGGCACTATCATAGATAGCCTTAACGGAACAACAACCTCCGTAGCTAAAAATGATAATGCCTTTTCGGAGTACAAAGATAAGCAATTATTTTCACTCCTGCAAACAAATTCTTCAAAAGTGGTAGATGAAAACGGTGAGCCGATGGTGGTGTATCACGGAACGAATAAATTTGGTTTCACTGTGTTTGATAAGGAGTTTTCGGACGATAAAACGAGTATTTTTTTCACCGACAGAGTAGATATAGCCAAAGGATATGCAGGAGTCAATGCCGATGTACGAAGTTTGTACGATGATGATACTACCGGTGGTTATTCAAAAGATGAAATACTGTCTATGTTGTTTGCCGATGTAGATATATCTTCACATACGAACGGCTGGGATGTTGCCAATGCGATATTGCCTTATTTAACAGAGGATATAGGTATTACCGCTGAGTATGGTGAAGAAGACGGAGTTACTCCGGAAGAAGAAATAGGAGTACTTACACTTAGTTCGTCTTACTCGGGAGATACATATAGGCTTACCGATGATGAGTTTTCTTGGGAAAAGGTAGAAAATTGGCTCAGGGACAACGCCGATTTAGAAAATGTCATTGATAAAGACGCAGGAATATATGGTGTGTTTGTCAATGCTCGTAACGTATTGGACATAGACGCAGGCGGTAGTATGTGGTCTTCTATTCCTAAGAAAAAGGTAAAGGGTGCAGAGGGCGTAGGCAATATGGATACCCGCGATATTGTAGAGCACGCAAAAAAACTGAATTATGACGGGGTATATATAAAAGATTTGCTCGACACAGGAGGTAGAGGTTACGGTTTAGTGGGTGATATTGAAGGAGATATTTTTATATCGCTTGTGGATAAGAATCAAATCAAATCGGCGACGGACAACATAGGCACGTTCGACGGGGAAGATGAGGATATAAGGTATTCGGTGGAGGGTGCAGATTACTTTGTCAATGAGCGGTTTAACGAGCAGTTGGAGAAGTTGACGGAAAAGAACGCTGATAGTACTATGTTCCGACTTGGCTATCCTGATATGATATTGCAGAGCACAGGCATACCTAACAAAGAGCTGCGTTTGTACGGCAACAAGTTGCTAAAAAAAGCAGAGAAGCACGATTTTAATGTTAAAGATTTAGTAGACTTGCCTACGTCAATACAGACACCTATGTTTGTATTTAAGGGTAATCACCCCGATAGTTTTTCTATTGTTACAGAATTGAAGATAAGAGATAAAAATGTATTGGTCTCTATTGAGAGAAACAAAGACGGAGAGGTAGATTTTAATCTTATAAGTTCGGTCTATGGAAAGAGTGGCAGAGGAATAGTCCATTGGCTAAACAACGGCAAAGCACTGTATGTGAACAAAGAAAAAGCTCTCGATTATCTACGCATTTCCGCTCCAATTGCGGAGGCACAAGATAAAGGAGAACTTAATCCGTCTGTAAGTACAGAAAAAGCTCTTGCTTGGCAAGCTGCTCTCGCTCCCATTGCGAGTGCCACACTCAAACAAGAACTTATTACGGCTACAAAGATAATAGAAAATTTCGAGAATCCGCCAATAAATGAGAAAAAAGTTATCGACGACACCACAAATGATATGGTGCGGTACTCGATAAAAGCCTCCGAACAACTCGACAAGGAAGACGAGATAATGGGCAAAAAGGCGGCAGAGATATACGAGGCGAGGGTGAAGATGGGAAAACAGATGAACCAGAGTGACCCGAAGAAAATGCCGAACAAAAAGATATTCGATGAGATAAACAGAAAGACAGAGAATATACGGGCTAAGACAGCTGAGCACGCTGCCGATTGTTATCTGCCAATGAAGCACCTTATCGAGATATTTAACAAGCACGGCTACAATATAGCGGACTACAACAATTGGTATATGAATGTATTCGCTCTTGCAGGTAAGAATGAGGCGGAATATGAGAAGTACCAAGCCGAACGTAGCAAGCCGCTACAACAGGTGGCAAAGGCTGCTATGGACAGCGGTAATATCACGTATAGGGATTTGGAAAACTACCTGATATTGAAGCACGGACAAGAGCGTAACAAATACTACAAGGAGAGAGACGAGAAGCTCGGTGTAAAACCGATGAAGGACTATTCGGGAACTGAGGCGGTGATGTTTGAGGAGTTTTGCAAACGCACGGGTATAAAGGTTAAGACCATAGAAGAGGATATACCTACCCTTGTAGATGGAGACCCCAATATGATAAGATATGACAATGGCAAGAGTGAATTTAGCAAAGACGGAAAAAAGATACCCGATTTCGAGGTAAACAAGAGGTTTGAGTTGTGGAGAAAGCAACATACACCCGAAGATATAATCGAAGACTACGAAGAGAAGATAGGCAAAGAAAAGGTAGAAGACCTATGGAGTAAGATACGAAAAGCCACACAGTTTACGCTCGACTGCCAGAAAGAGGGTGGACTTACGAGTGAAAAGATGTATGAGAAAGCGAGCGGAATGTGGGAGTACTTTGTGCCTTTGCGTGGTTTCGATATGGGAACAGCACAGGACAAGTACGACTACGACCTTAATGGTATCACACTATTTACCGATTTCAGAGTAGAGCAGACACTTGGACGTACTCGGAGGAGTGTTTCGCCATTGGCGTGGACGGAGCAGATGGCACACATAACGATACAGCAGAAAAACAAGAACTTGCTAAACCAAAGTTTGAGACGACTTGCGTCTGTAAGTACGGCGAGAAAGGACAATATAATGTTTCTGAGCAAACAATATAAAACCCCCGACGTAATAGAGAACGGCAAGGTAGTGAGAGAAGGAGCGTTGATAAATCCACCTGCACATACGGGCAATCCGACAGAAGATAGTGCTGCATTTGAGCGATGGGAAACTTCGATGAAAGAAGGCGTAAAGAATGGCACAGTAGAGGTGGTAGAGCACAGCAATGTAAACTTCGGAATGATAGTATCTGCCGACAAAGTAAAGCAACACGTGGTGAGAGTATATGAAGGAGGACGACCGGTAGATATAATATTTAATACTTCACCGTCTGTACCAAGAGCTATAAACGGACTGAACAACAAGACGGTCGTACTCAATGATTGGTTTTCCAGACAAGTAAAAGCAGGTACTCGTCTGATAGCTCAGACAATGACGACGTATAATCCTGCATTTGTGGGTAAGAACCTTATGAGAGACTATCTGTTTGCCAACACAATGCTGATGGGCAAAGAAGATAGGACTTATAGAGCCAACTTCAATAAGAATATAGTAAAAGCACACTCTGTAATGTTCGATTACGTAAAAGGTAAGAGTTTGCTTGGCTGGGCAGCCGGTGATAAAGGAAGCGTAAGGGATAACGAATATGGCAGGTGGCTAACAGAGTTTGTGATGAATGGCGGCAAGACAGGTTTTTCGCAGATGTTTAAGTTCGAGAAAATGAGTAGCGACTTCAAGAAACAGACTGAGCGAGGCGACAAGACAATACACTACGGAATAAACGACTACATTCATTTTATCGAGGCTATGAACGACTATGCGGAGAATATAACGAGATTCGCGGCGTATTGTGCAAGCAGACAGGCGGGCAGGTCGATAGAGAGAAGCATTAGCGACGCAAAGGAACTGACAATAAACTTCAACCGCAAAGGTATAGACGGCGGAGTGTGGGGAGAGATAAGGAGCTTATGTGCTTTTAGCAATGCGAGCATACAGGCGTTGGTGGTGTTTAGCAGAGGGGTAAGAGCAAATCCCAAACGTCTGAGTGCTATAATATCGAGTTATGTAGCAATGCCGATTGCGATGGCAATAGTAGCAAGTTTAGTAGGCGGAGACGACTATTTCAAATTGTCTAAATACGATAGGCAAAATAACATTTGCATACCTATGTTTGGCGGAGGTTTTATAAAAATCCCACTGCCTCAGGAGCTAAGGGTATTTTGGAAACTTGGCGACGAGATAGCGTTATGTATTTACAGGAATGAACCGCCAGAGGTAGCGGCTCAGGAGGTGTTTATGGGTGCACTTGACTTACTGCCGAGTTTTGCAGCAGGGGCAACATCGATAAGCGATGTGTTGGATGAAAAGATAGGGGCAGGCGAATTGCTTTTGGCACATCAACCGATAACAATAATACAACCAATTACTCAATTAATGTCAAACAGAAACTTCCTTAACTATCGTATATACGATGATAATAAATGGGGCGGCAGACGTAAAGAGTTGCCCGAATATCGTAAGGCACTGCGTAACAAAGGAGGAGAGACCTATTCGCCTAACTTTGTGGTGAAGCTTAGTGAGGGCATTAGCAGATTGACAGGAGGCTCAGATTTGAAGCGAGGAGTAGTAGAGGTGAACCCCGATATAATGAACCACTTTATGAGAGGATACTTCGGAGGGTTGTATAATACCGCGGTAGCTGCTATCAATGTCGCGGACAAAGGTTATCAATCGGTTACAACAGGCGAATGGAAGTTGAAATCTACCGATAGTCCGACGATGAAGGCATTCTATGTATCGCCGAGTAACCTCAGATATACTGACGATATACTGAATGCTCAATATATGGACGTACTGAAAGAGGCGAAGAAACACGCTGATGTATATGCCAACTATTTAAAGGAGGGCGAAGTCGATAGATTCGAAGAAGAGACCAAGATGACCGAAGACGAGGCACTTGATTGGCGGTATTTGGTGAAAGGCATAGACAAAGAGGTGCAGGAGCTACGCAACGAGATAGCAACAGCTGAGACCCCCAAAGAGCGAGACGAAGCACTGAGGCAACTTGAAACATTACAGAGAGAGGCAATAGATATGGCGGCAAAGTTGAAAAAATAATTTTGCCGTATTAGATATTTGTCGTACCTTTGCAGACCTGATTTATCATAGTCTTTATATGTCGCATAATAGTCCCTTATGGAATAAATCGGAAATGCTTGAGGACGTAGCTAATTTGTTGCACGACAAAGGTTATTATCTTGCAGTTGCTCACGCTGCATATTATAGCTGTTTCCAAGTGATGAAATGTATCTGGCTATATTCTATGGGTAAATCAGAGGATACACTCGCTTCGAATACAAGTCAAGCAACAATGGGGTCTCACGAATACCTGTTGAATGAAGTAGTAAATTATATTAATTCAAAGAAAGGAGATACTCGTTACCTAAGAAATAATATTCCCCAACTCAAAAAATTGCGTCGCCAAGCCGACTATGATGACACAACTATTGACTATGTAACAAGCAAACGGGTTATTGACCTGTCGCAAGAGTTATTAATAATTCTAAGGAAATACTGAATATGGACTCAAAGAAATTTATAAAAGATGAACTAACTGCCTTTATCGAACGTTTTTCGAAAACGCGAGTTCGATACGAATATGACCCAAACGCACTGGTGCATATAGTAGAGGTGCTGCCTAATGAAGTTTATAGTTTAGATAGAGATTATATCGAATGGGAGGACGATTGTTACAATCGTTTTGTCGCTCAGTTTCCGACCGAGAACATCTGTTTCGTTTCGGATGACGCAATAATAGAGATAACAGCTCCCGACCTCGTGTTGGAGGGAACGAAATATGTACAGGACTGTTCGTATCAAAATTACGATGGCGGCTTTTCCATACAAGTCTTTTATAGGGATATGCAATTCGAAAACGTTACATATTCGGAATGTAGACGAGATAACAGTATGAGTCAATTTTATATACCAAGTACATATTTCGAAAGTGGTGTTTTAAATGCAGCATAATGATGAACAAGAATAACAAGATGGAGTCGGGATTCAGGATAAAGAATTTGTTTTTACTTGAGAGTAATTTCAAGCGATTAAACGCGGTTCAATTCGAGGGAGATATGCCCGAATTGAAGATAGAAACAGAAGTGGGGGTGCAAGACAAAGTTATAGCAGTCGTAGAGACTGTAACAGTAACCAAAAAATATAATGATATAGAGCAATTCTCTTTTTTGGTAAAGATGATAGGTTTTTTTGAATGTATCGGAGAGAGTTCGCTGATAGATTATGATGATTTTGGTAGCGTCAATGGAGCTGCTATCATTTTCCCTTATATTAGAGAGCACATAACAAACCTTTCGTTAAAAGCGGGATTGAATCCTATCGTTTTGCCTCCTGTAAATTTTACGGGCAATCGGAGAAAATAAGCGGTACTACTTTACCGCTACGCTTTACGTCGTTAGGTAGATATGCCACACATTGTAAATTGCCTTCAAAAATTTGTATACCCTCACTTAAAAAGTGAGAGTATTTTTATCGGTCGATATGCATACATTAAGGTGAAGATATATTTAGTGCTTCTTTTTGCACATATATATTCCGGTTCAAAAACAAAACCGTCTTTGTTGGATTGTTCAATGACTTCATCTATTTTTTTGTATGCTTTCATAATTTTTTTTCCAGAAGAGTATTGTAGTTCTCTCCATAAATCTATGTTCTCGTGTTTGTACAGCGAACAAATGTATGCGGATAAAACTATACCCTGTGTTATAGTAGAAAATCTGGGGTCGACATAAGGCATAGTTTGGGGGTTTCGTTTTTTTTTCCTTGCATATTTTTTGACAATGTGCAGTATGTGTTTTCTTCTGCGATAAGCCTTGATTTTAAAAGAAAGTTGCTTCATTTCTATAATCTGTATTTTTGTTATTATTATTTGTATAATTGTCTATTAGTGTAACTGCGGGCATTTTATTATAGACTATATCCATACCGATACATCGAGTTATGACACGGTCGTCTCTATTGCCCTCGATAGCCTCATAAGTCCCCTTTACTGTATGTTCGTATGTCCCCATTTCGTTGACTGCTTCGAGACAAGGCTCGTAGTACATATCTTCGCGTAATACCTTCTGGAAAAATGTGATAAATGCGAGTTTTGAAGTGTGGTTAGTGTGGTATCCATATTTAGGACGTATACCTCGACGCACTTGGTCTATTGGAGTATGTGTGTATATATTGCTATAAATAGGTACAATAGTTTCCAAAATAAACTGCGAGTAGTCGGTGGCACGAGGTACGATAGAGTTTTTCTCTACAACCAAAAGAGCATTGCGATAAAACTTGGCTATCTGTACCGCTTTCCATACAATAATATCTTTTGGTAGGTGTCCTGCCCATTCTGCTACAACTTCGGGTATGCCTCCCTCTAACATATAGTACCGGTCAATAACACAGATGATAGAATTGTCTGCACCTTCGGAGAGACCTACACCTATGTCTACAATAACAGCATATCTGTTAGAGACGGGCTCTTCGGAAGGTAGAGTCCACACTTTAAGATTTCCATCTGGTGATGGGACGAACTGCAATCCTTCGAGTGCCTCACGTCCGTCGATGGCGTCGCCTACAATCTCGCCTGTGGTGGCAGGCGTGCGACAGCCTTGACGAAGACGTTCTACATCTTTAATATCGAAGACAAGACGACCCGACGACTGAAACGCCTCTACATCATCGGAAGGGAAATCGGATATAAACCGCCATTCGTCTTGTTGCTCTTTTTTCTTTTCTCTATACCAAGCAATAGCCTCTAAGGTGGCACCGAGAGAAAAGATATACTTCTCTTTTTGTGATAAAGAGGCTATGAACTTTTTGTAGTCGGGTATTTCGATAGTATATATATCTATATCGAACCAAGCGATGAATATAGCTTTGAAATTTGATTGTTTCTTTTTAGCTCGGATATATTCACGATGAAAAAAGTTGCCTGTGCCGTTGGGAGTGCTTTCGTATACGATAAGAGTATTCGGCAACAGAGGCACAGAGTTTGAAATTGAGTTGGTGAGAGCCTCAGGTGTACGCTGCGGAGTACTTTCGTAATAGGCTACTTCGGAGAAGTGGGCTATATTGATGTTTTCGGAGCGTATACCATCTGGCTTGACCGACGAGCCAATAGATATACGGTAGTCTCGTTCCTGCAAGTACCGTGTCTTTTGCGAGCCCTGATAGGGAGTAAGTTCCAAAGGAGCGGTTGCTCCCATAAAGATATACGGATAACGAGCGACAGCATTGACAAACATACCACGTATAAGGCGAGCCGCATTTTCGACGTGAGCTACTACAACAGAATTGTACTTAACAAACAGGACATTCTGAAACCACCCGCATATAGCGGAGTAGAAGGTAGAACATCCCCACTGCCGACACTTACAAACGATGTGTCGTATCGGTCTGTCGTTGTACATATCGTCGTATATTTCGGCAAGCACCTTACGTTGTCCTCTATTTAGAATAAGAGGTGCGAATGTACCCGCCGTGCCGTCTTGTAGCGACTTCTCGGAGAGCTTTATTTCTATGTTCCAACAGGTAGCACTCCAATACTCAAAGTCGTATTTAAAGCGTATGGAGTTGAATATGTATGCCAGACTTGTAATATCGTTTTCGGACTGCACTCCGTTGTTGACAAGAAATGCCGAGAATGCTCCTGCTTTTACGATAGCTCTTATGAATGAGTCTTCGAGCATAGTATCAGGCAAGTATATATCTTGTCCGTCGTAATAGTCTGCTATATTGACCTTAGAGCGTGGACAAGCCGTGCAGCCAAGACCTGTGATTTGGTCGTATGGAGCATTGATAGCTGCAAGGCGGCGTTTGTTTTCGGCGATGTACTGCTCGGCGGTCATATAGAAGATGTGTTAGGCGATATACTTTTCGATATTTTCGACAGATGTATTGAGTGTCTCGAGTTCATCCTCGTATGCTTCTTTGAGCGAAGGCAAGAAATTAACACTTACTTGCGGATTGAGTATTGCCAGATTATGGAAAAGGTTCGCCAGATTCAATCTGAAGTCGTCTACTTTGGCGGCAGTTTCTGTAAGAGTATCAATAATCTTGAGAGAATCGATACAGAGTTGCTGTTTGTTTTTTTGCTCGGCGAGCATTGTTTTAAGTTCTTCGTTGTGTTTGGTTGCTTTATTCATACGAAAAAAAATTATTGATTGTTTATGATTGACTTAAATGTGCGAAGAGTTATAAAAAACTCAGGTGCGGGGTGCATAACTATTTTCGAGAACAACTCCGCTTTCGATATGGTAGGGAACTCCTTTATGAGTGTATCGTGTGTGGAAACGAGAGCTATCTGCAGCCGTTTCTTTTCTTGTAGTCGGGGATACACTCGACGGAAGTATGCGTAAATAAGTCGTTCTGCTTGTTTTTCGGAGATGTAAAATCTCGGAGCAGGTACTTGTCTGATAGAGTACCTACCGATACAGGAAGGTATTGTTTGCCGAATAGCGATGTTTCTTTCTTGTGTTAAAGTCATACACAAAGGGGTATTGGTTAATTACGACTATAACACAGGTATCGGCTGTGAATATGCAAAGGTAACAAAAAAAGATACGCAAAACGCCCAAACACGATACGGAAAACGCCCAAAATAATAAGCAGTACGGAAAACGCCCAAAGATAGAGGCAAATGTTGTTATTTTCGCACAACATACTTAATAATAAATAGATATGAAAGTAGATGACAAAGAAGGTATGGTAGTGGAGCAGCAGACTACTACTGTGGCAACGCCGAACAGGGATAAGTTGCTGAAAGGTCTGCAGAAGCGAGGCAGTAAGCTTGCCGACGATGCCGACTATGAGGCAATTATCGGAGAGGCAATGCCAAGATACAAGGAGTTGGAGAATGGTCATAGAGCGATGTCTGAAGACAACGCTATGATACTCGACGCTATAGCAAGTAATCCCGAAGCGGGAAAATTGCTTGACGAGTTGCTTGGAGTAGACAAAGACGGTAACTCAAAATTTGTAGACGAGGTGAAAAAGAGAGCCGAGCGTATTGCAGGCGACAAGAAGGTAGCAGACGATATGGTGGCTAACCTTAATGTGTCGTTCGACAATATGGAAGAGGCACTGACGGAACTCGAGGCTACCGAAGAAGAGAAGGCTGCCGTAATAGACCTTATCAATAATCTGATATCGGGAAATATCTCGAAGCAGATGATAAGAGACTATGTGCAAGGTTTACGCCACGACGACGATGTGGACGACGCTAAGGTAGCGGGGTTGGTAGAAGGGAAAAATTCGGTGATAGACAAGAGTAAGCTCGAGCTGCGAGAAGGCGATGATTTGCCGAAGCCGAAGAATAGCAGCACACCGAAGCCAGAGCCGAAGCCAGAGGGTGATGGGTTGCCTCTTGGTACAAGAATAAACCCCGCTAACTATATGCGGAAAATAAGCTAAAGAGAGAGATTTTTATTATTACAAATAAATAACAATAGAGAGATGAGTAAGAAAATTCAGTGGGTTTTTGGGCTGCTGTTTGTAGCGGTAGCAGTGTTGGGGGCGTTTGGAGTGATAGACTTCGGTACGCTTTTTGGAGCGTCGACAGGTGTGAGTATGGCTTTTGCCGTAGTAGCAACACCCGGTATCGACGGAGCAGGTAAGCATTTGAGTGGAGAGGGAAATGGTCTGAGTTTGGAGAATGCAAATATGTTTTCTCCAGAGATGATTTCTCACGAGTACGACCGCAAGGTAGTAATGATGGGTTTGGGAGGTGTGCCCGTAAATACATTTATGCGACATTTACCTCACAAGCGAATAAATAGTATGGAGTTCGGATACTTTTCTGTGGACTTGCGACAGGTGAAGGCAGTAACGACAGGTACGGCAGTAGCGGCAGGCGGGGTACAGCAGAACGTAGAGGTAGGAGCATTGCATTCTATCTTCGACATCAGCGACCAAATCTATATTGAGGGTGTAAACGGACACAAGAAGGGGGAGGCGACGCCTACTGTTGACTTGCCGTATAACGCAATCGTCATCGGCAAGACTACTGACCCTACCCCGAAGTTGATAATACAGCCTATCAATGGCAAACCTATAGTAGGCAACGAGGGCAACACAGAGGGACTTGCGATACCGACAGGAACAAACATCTATCGTATCACAAACCTTGTGGACGAGGCTCAAAACTACAATGGTGATACTACTGCATATCCTCTGCCAACAACTCAGTTTATGCAGATATTTATGACAACTATCTCGGAGACCGAACTGTCGCAGAGCGAGAAAAAAGAGATAGACTGGGGCAAGGTGCAGATGAACCAACTGGCGATGCACGAGATGATGAGAGACGAAGAGGCAGCTACGTTCTTTGGTATCAAGAACTACACGAAACAGTTGCAACCGAAAACGAGATGGGTGTACACCTTCGACGGATTCGAGGCTCAGGCATTGAAGGGGGGCTCGCCTGTAATAACAAAATCAAAGGCGGCATTGCTTGCTAACAATGGCGAAGCCGAGCTTGTGGATTTGCTCGAGAAAGTTTTTGTGGGCAACAGCGGCAGCAATGAGAGATATATGTTTGCGGGCTCGGGCGTAATATCGACCCTATCGAAAATCAAGTTGTCGGACAAACGCCCTGTGTTGAGAAACGAGGGCACTTATGCACAGTTTGGTGTAACCTTCACGAAAATGTCGAGCAACTTTGGTACTTTGTATATCTATCTCCATCCTACGATGGATGTTTACGGACGTAAAGACACTGCTTTTATCGTAGACTTGTCGTATGCTGACAAGATGATACGTGAGCCGTTGCGTTCGGACGACATCGACGTATCGGAATTCAGGGGCGACAAGAAACGAGTATTGGAAACATTTGCTCCCGTATTCAAATATCCTAAATCACACGCAATCTTCAAATTGACTGCATAAGTATTTATTTTTTTAATCGAGAGAGGGCTATGCTCTACGGTGTAGCCCTTTTTTTAAAAAGGAGAAAAACAGATATGGTAAAAAAGTATTATAGCGGCTATTTGAATTACTGTTTCACGACTTACTACGGGGACAAGAAATTTGTTTTTGATTTTGTTCCGTTGGAGGGGTATACTCGTGGGACTCTCTATCTCAATAGAAAGGAAGATATGGAGGCACTCGAGGCGAGTGAAGAGTTCAAAACGGGAGTTGTCACTTTGGCGGAGGTCTTAGGAGAGAGCGAAACCGAGCAAGGTGTAGAGGGTAAAGGTGAAGGAGAATCGGAGAAACAAGATGGAGAAGTAGTGGTTTTCGATAAAGTAACCAAGCTACAAGAGGCGAAGCGTATACTGTCGGGAGAACCGTACAATGTATCGGTTTCGAACTTTATGAACAAGGAGACAATCCTGCAAAAAGCGAAAGAGGTGGGAGTATCGTTTCCGAACCTTCAATAAGAGAGCAATATGACGAGGTCGGACATCATAAAGAAGGTGAAGGTAAAGCTTGAGGAGTTCTCGAATTTCGAGAACCAATCTTATGTGCTACCTGCGGACGATATGATGAAGCCTATCGATAGTTATATTGAAGAGACTATGGACGAAGCGACCAGAGAGGTATTACATATATTGCCTCTTTGGTTTGTTTCATCTATGGGAAGAGATGGAGCTGCCCCCATAACAATAGTGGCAGACGGGTACGGCACGCACGCCGAGATGAATTTGCCACGAGATTTTTTGAGGCTTGTGGCGGTAAAGCTCAAATCGTGGAGACGAGAGGTGAACGACGGACTAAACCTAATATCGCATACTCACCCAAGATATAAAGAGCAACAGAACCCTGCAACGAGGGGACGAATAGACAAACCTGTCGGAGTATTGACGGGTAAAAAAATAGAATTGTATAGTGCCGCCGATGCCACAGATGTATTGGAGTACTTCATATATATACCTACTTTGAAAGCCGAACAAGTAGAAGACCACATTATAGAATATGTAATACTCAATACTGCGGCGAAGGTAATGGGTATTTATGGTAAAATAGACGGAATGAAGCTACTGCAAGAGCAGTTGGCTCAGAGCATAAAAATGATTGCAAGGTAATATGTCGAAGGTAAAACTAAACAAGAGGAATTATAAGATGTTCGCTAAATCGAATATCTTGAATGCTGCAAGCCCTGCTCGCTCTACCTTGTATATCGGTTATGAGAAGAAAAATGAATATGTAGAGTTGCTGAATAGCTGTGCTCAGCTATATAACAACTTTCAAGAATTTAGAGATATGCGAGCAAGAGCTGTGCGATATATTTTTGGCGACCAATGGGGAGACCCGATAGTAGACCCAGAGACAGGCAAAACCGTACGAGAAGATACCTATATAAGACGACAGGGGCTAATACCTTTGAAAACCAACGTTATGAGAAAGTTGGTTAATAGTGTTTTGGGGCTATATGCCAATAGTCAGAGCGAGCCGATAGTGGTAGCCAGAGATAGAGACGAGGCAAAAGCGAGCGAAATGATGACGGTAATGTTGCAGTATGTATGCGACATTAATTCATTCAAAGAGATAGACCGCAGAGGTCTTGAAGAGGCTCTTATAAGTGCTGTCTATGTGAGCAACGACCAATATATATGGGATAATGAAAGGGGCAGGTTCGATGTGTATATGTCGAACGAGAACCCGAATAATGTGTTTTTCAATTCGTCGATGCTCGATGTGCGTATGAGAGACATTGACTTGATAGGAGTACTTCGGGACTATTCTTTTGACGAGCTAAAAAGCACCTTTGCGAAAAACAAAGAACAAGAGAAATATCTATCAGAGTGTTATAGAAATGTGCTACAATATGCCGACTACCGACAGTACAAAGAATTTTTCGATAATAAGACATTGAGGTCAAAAAACTTCTATATGCCGCAAGAACCCAACCAATGCAGGGTAATAGAGGTGTGGAAGTTGGAGACTAAGGAACGTCTGAGAGTGCACGACACTTTGACAGGTGAATTGTATAAAGCTGAGTTGTCGGAAAAGTCGAGATTTGACCAAATAAACGCCGAGCGAATAGATGAACTTGTAGAACTTGGAGGTGTAGCCGAAGAGGCGTTACTGATAGAGTATGAAGAATATTTTGATAGATATTGGTATTATCGGTATCTTACGCCTGACGGTACTTGTCTGAAAGAAGGTGAAACACCATTTGCTCATAAGAGCCACCCATTCGTGATAACGGCATATCCTCTTATAGACGGCGAAATACACTCTAAGGTGTATGATGTGATAGACCAACAGAGGTATATCAATAGATATATTACGCAAAGAGATATTATCAACGGCGTATCGATGAAGGGTCTCGTGGTATACGACAAACAGGCAGCTGAGAATGCAGGCACTAAACAGAACCAAATAGATAGAGCGATAGCTAAGCCCGGAGCAAGCATCGCAATGGATATGTCAAGAGGACTACCCATACAACAGATAACGTCGAACACCAATGCGGGAGGCGATATGGCTATGGTCAATATGATGTTGGAGATGGTAAGCCAGATATTTGGTAGTAGTGCGGCTATGCGGGGAGAAAAAGCACAGCCGGGCACTCCTGCAAGTCTGTATGCACAAGAGGCGGAGAATAGCAACAACAATATATCGGATTTGATAGCGTGGTACAATAGTGCCAATAGTCGCAGATTTGTGAAGATATTGAAGCTAATACAGCAGTATTATACAGAACCGATGTATATCAATATAGCGGGTAGAAATTACAGTGAAGAGGCAAAATCTTTTGACCCGACAAAGATACAAAACATTGAGTTTGACGTAACGGTTAGTAGGGGACAGAACAGTCTTGCTTACAGAATGGAGAGCGAAAATATGTTGCAGTTCCTTGTGCAATCGGGACTACTGCAAAATATCGATATGGCGATATTCTATGCCGAGAATAGTCAGGCACAGTTTAGCCAGCAACTTGCAGAGAAGCTAAAACAATACAAAGAGACAATGCAACAGGCGGCAGAGGCACAGCAGCAAGCTATGGCTATGGCACAACAAGGCGGGCAGCCCGATATGCAAGAGCAAATGCAAGAGGCAGGACTTAATGTGGGAGTACCACAAGAGGAGGTAGGGCAATGAGTAGTAAGGTAGACAGTGCTAAGGCGATGGTGCATTTTTGGTATAAGACAAAAGATATATTCGACGAGGTATATAACAGAACATCGTGGATAGGCAAACATCGTCTTGACGGAGAAGGCAACAATATGATAGAGCCTATCAGTTTTAGTAAGGACGAAGCACATACTCTATACAAGCCGTTTCTGAAAGGTGCGGCAAGTGAGGTGTATATGGCGATAAGCTCGCATAATAACGATTTACCTCGAGACTATAGAACGTATGCAGTAGATAGCAATACTGACATCAACGATATAACCGATAGTAAAGATAGTGTATACTTTGCAATACAGAGCGACGGAGGCGACTTGCATTTGATGGAAGCCGTAGATACTGCTATATATGAAGCTATCATCAATTATATAATATGGAAGTGGTTGTTGATAAGCAATACCCCAGAAGCTCAAAAGGTGTATTTCCCTTTGTACAAAGATGCAATGGGGCAGATAAAAGACGGAGTGCGTAAGTTGGCGTGCTTTGCGATAGGACGAGTAACAAGACATATATATTAAAAATAAATTACGAATATGTTAGAAATCAAGAAACTTGGGGAGAAGACGATACGTATAGCGGACACGGCGACAGGACGGAGCTATATGGGTAGTGCGACGTATAAGGTGAGTAGCGTGGGCGGAGATACGGTGTGCCTGCAATCAATATACGAGGACAACGAGCCTGTGTTTGTGGCACGGGTGGTAGATATTAAGATAGACGGAGTCGCACAGACGGACGTAAATGCGTGTATGGTAGCTCTCAACGCTTTCATCGGGTCTTTTGAGAGGGCAGTTGCCGGCGGCGGCAGCGTAAGTCCCGTTTTGGGGGATTGGATAGTAAGAGTTAAGACCTCTACGACACCAATCGAACTGACAGAAGCACAGGCGGATGAGTTGGGGGGGCTTTTGGAAATGTTGAGAATGTCGAGATATTTGTTTAGTGGAGGTAAGCTGTCGGGGCGAGTGGTGCTGAAAAAAGTAAGTAAGTTACTATCGGATGCCATTTATCTGTTTTCGAATAGCTTAATAGAGACTTTGGAGTTTCCTGAACTGACGGAAATACATCCTAACGGTAGCTTGTCTTTTGCGGCTATAAATTGTACGAGATTGAAAGAGATAGCTTTTCCAAAACTATCGAAATTCTCTATCGGCAATATATGGAGTGCTTTTGCCGATAGCCCTATTCTTGCAAAGGCGACAGTACATTCGGCATTCATTGCGGTACAGGTCGGGCAGTCTGTTGGAGCTTTGTATAGTGCTCCGAATATTACAGACTTAACTATCACGACGAAGATAACGGCGAACTCTGAACTGCGACACCAGAAAAATCTGTCGTCTGCGTCGGTATTGCACGTATTGCAACAGCTTGATACGGCTACAACAGGGAAGTATATTCAGTTTGGCGATATTAAGATAGCGGCGACTGACCCACTGAAAGCACAGATACAGGCGGCAATAGACGCACGGACAAATTGGACAATCACCGGTATAACATTGTTGTAAGACAAGACTATGAAGAAGCAAAATCAGGAACAATGTGAAGCACCGAAGTGGTACGGAGCACCAACACCAGAGCGGATAAGGCTCGAGGAAGTAGCGGGCAAGTGGTGGTATTGCGAAGTATTGGGCATATACGCACACAACGGCTATCTTGCTACTTGTGAGTGTTCGACTGGTTGGGTGCTTGTACCGAACGCCGTGAAAGAGGCGGACGAGGCACGAAAACTGAAAGAAATGGAAGACAAATACAATATAAAAGAAGATGAATATGGTGGAGTTTTTTAAAGGAGTGGTAACGGCGGTAGTGGCGTGGATATTGGCGGTATATACGTCGTATACGGACGCTTTTCTGACGCTATTTGTGGGTTTTACGCTGAATATCTTACTCGGCGTTGGTGCGGATGTAAACATTAACAAGAAGGCGTTTAGTCTGCGTAAAGCGACGGACGCATTGCTTTTGTTGCTGTTTTACTTTATGTTGATAATATTCATTCACGTGGCACTCGGCAGGCGTTATGTGGACTTGGCTAATACGATGATAACGTGGCTAACGTATATCGTGGGGTATTTTTACCTGACCAATATATTCAGGAACGCAAAAACACTATTTCCAAACTCAAAGAGTATCAAATTTATCTATTCATTCCTAAGTACCGAAGTGCTATATCGGTTAAAGGCGTATCTTGGATTTCGGAAGTATAAGGATGATAGTATTAACGCTAATACAGACAATGAATTATGATACCAAACATTAGCGAACATATTACTTACGCAGAGGCAACAGTAAGCAACAAAGCAAAGCAGCTCGGCATATCGAACACTCCTAACGAAAAGGAACTCAAAGCAATGAAGTTGCTTGCGGAAGCGGTATTTGAGCCATTGCGGAAGTGGTACGGCAAGCCGATACAGGTAACAAGTTTCTTTCGTTCGGCGAAGATAAACAAGGCTATCGGCGGCGTACAAAGGGGAAACACTGTAAGCCAACACGCCAGAGGCGAAGCGGTAGATATAGACACGACGAGCGACAACAGGAAGCTATTTGACTATATCAAGGATAATCTTGTATTTGACCAACTAATATGGGAGAATGGAGACGACAACGTCCCCGGCTGGATACACGTAAGCTACACCGAAACACGCAACAGAAAGCAGGTGCTAAGAGCGGTAAGGAACGGCGGAAAAACTGTTTACTTGCCATATAAATGAGAGAGTAAACTATATGCAAGAAGACAGAACAAATCAAAAAAGGAGAGACAAAGCAATGAAACATAATCTTTTAGTATTCCATAATTTACTGATTTTTATTTTGGTTTCGGTTGTAATGGGTTGTACGGTAAAACGCACAACCCAAACCGAGACTAAATCGAAGGTAGACTACTCGGAGATAACCGACGAACTCCGTACACAACGGACGCAGCTCGACAAGGTAACGGAGACGATGAGCAAGACGAAGGAGCAGATTGCCGAGTGGCTGAATGAGAATATCGACTATGAGGAACAGAAGTACGACAGTCTCGGCAGGTTGATAGGCACGATAAAACAGACCACAAGCCGCAACGGCGGTACTAATGTGGTAAAGCAAGGCGACACATACATATACGAGGGCGTAACAGTGCAGCAAGTGGATAGTATCGTATCGGCACAGATGAAGCGGTTGAGGTCTGAATTGGAGGCTAAGAACACCGATAAGAAAGAACCGGAGCGTATAGGCGTATTTGGAGGGATAATGATATTCCTAATGTTCGCCCTCTTAATATTTGTGTGTGTCTACGGGTTATATAATATCTGGGATATATGCGACCGCCCTAACCTTTGGCGTATGTTCGTTGAGTGGTTGCGAAGATTGTTTAGGAGGAGATAAGGAAATGAAAGAAGGCAGGTCGGTAAACATAGAGCTGAGAGGCATATCAAGGAATGGTAGTGCCGGAATGCAGACAGACGGATGTATGGATGAAATCATCAATCTGCGGCAGGAGGCGGGTACGTTACGACCTGTGGGAGCTTATTCGAGTTTGGAAAAATACATAGATGTGTCGGGCTACAATAAGGTATTTGTCCACACTACAGCGATATGGAAGAATTATCTTGGAGTGCGAGGGAAAGAAGATAATTATAGACTTGAATATTTTGCTACCGGCAGAGATAATGCCATATTTCCAATAGTGTCACAGAATATAGGAGATTGCGGTAGCGAGGATGTAGAGTTTAACCAAGTGGGTAATATCGCAATATTATGTGGTGAAAATACGTACTTCTGCTTAAGGTATGATTTTAAGAAAAGGAGATATATCCGCATAAGTAACGACTTCAATGGGCAAGCTGAAGATACAATATTGCCGCCCAACTTAGATATACGGTTTAGAGTAGATATTAATAGCTATTCTCCGTATGGGGCGGATATACCCGAACCGATAATAACAACCTGCCAGACGAACAAGGACGCCCGAACTTCGTCGGATGATGAGCGTATAAGGTGCAGTAAGTTGACAATGCAGCGGATACTGAAAAAAGAGCGTGAACTTGGACGTCTAAAGGGTTTTTTTAAATTAATATATGCATACGAACTATTTGACGGCAGCTATATATTGCAAAGCCAACCTATACTAATGCCACAGGCTAACGACAGTTCAGTCCGTTGGCGAGATAAAGTTCACGAGACTTATAGTTATCTGACCGCTGGGAGAATCTGGTATAAGAGTTTTTTGTATGGGTTGAGGTCTGCCGAGAATGATGTTCGTATATGGAATTACGACACTCAAGGTTGGACGGAGCACTACGAGGGAGACAATAATATATACTATCGTCCTGTAGCCCCTTCAAGAGGCGTACCTTATTCGTTGTCGAGTGTCATTGATGACACTGAATATACACACAATCTATTTTGTAGTATATTTTTAGATAAAGAGCAACAAAGGAAGAATATGGAGCGTCATACGCATCTATGCGTAAGCTACTCGAATAGACTTCAATATAAGATAGCGAATGGCATATCGTCGGAATATAAAGATATATTCAAAGGAGTATCTGTATTTATTACCCGAGAGGTGTATGGGTATGATACAGGTAGTGAACCTGATTATATGTATGAATACAAATACAAAGGCGAGTATCGCTTCGAGAGTTATACATTCAAGCCTAAGACAGATGCAGAGATAATAAAGGAGCTGGAAGAGAATGGGATATACTATAAGGTGGCGAGCATAGAGTTTGACAAGTTGCAATCGCCAACAAAAGAGTGGGTTGATATCGATTTGAAGAGTAATAAGGTATTGGCTAACTTGGAGGCACAAGATAGATTGCGAGTATCGGAAGACGAACGGAAGAGCTATATGCCTAAGACATCGTTTACTTATAATGGCAGGCTGCATATAGCCGACTATCGTAACATTGCATTCAGAGGCTTTCCTCTAAATTATTTTTACAACGAAGAGGGTAGAGGACAGTTCGAGACAAAAATCAATACTATATGGAGACATAAGGTAGGTAATGATGTGCGAGAAGAGTGGAGAGAGGGCAACTATCCTATGATAAGTGTAGAGGTAGATTTGGAGACAAAAACAGACGATATCAAGGTGGTAAGATATGAGAAAGTACCTATGATAAGTCGTGGTTTAATCTATACACATAATTTTTTGAATGATATATCTATACACTTGGGCATAATAAACGTAAATACCGGTGTAAATACGTATTCTCTCAATCCTATTATATCGTATCCAGATAGCAGGGCAAAAAAGATAACTATCACTATACAGGAACATAGAGACGGACATAATTATCTGAATAGACTCGAACTACCATTGAAGGAAGATAGTATGAATAACTATGCATACTACATATCGCCAGACCTAAAACCGATAGACACATTGGTAACTGTTGGAACAACTACTCCTATGAGTTTGCCCAAGAGTAATTTCGGAACGGATATCGAGCGTAATATGCTCAAGGTAAGCCAAACAGATAACCCACTATACTTTCCGCTATCTAATACATATAGAGTAGGTAGTGGAAGAATAATAAAGCTGATGTCGAATACGGTGTCTGTTGGAGAAGGCCAGACCGGTGCAGCTCCTCTTATGGTGTTTTGCAGTGATGGTATATGGGCATTGATGGTTGACTCAAGCGGACAGGTAGCATACACTAACTCACGCCCTATAAGCAGAGATATCCTTAATAATAGAGATAACGCAAAGAATGTATCAGGAGGTATAGTCTTTGCTACAGATAGAGGTCTTATGCTATTGAATGGGGCTGATGTAACAGAGATAGGCGAGGCGGTAGAAGGTAGAGTGTCGCGACACTTTGAGAGTAGTCCAAGTGCAGAGAAGCTGTTGTACGCAAGGGAACTCTACGATAACGAGAAAAGTGAGAGGCTGCTAAAATCGATAGACCTAACAGAGTTCAAGGATTATCTGAAAGATATACGTATGGGGTATAACTACAATAAGCAGGAACTGATGGTAGCTAATCCCCAAAAAGAGTATTACTATGTATTGTCGGCTGCAGGCAGATGGTACAAACATAGTGGGAAAATAAAATTCTTTGTGGAAGATTATCCAAACACCTATATATGCACCGCCAATAAGTTGCTTAACATTGGACGAGAAGATGGCAATACTTCGGAGACGGGTTTTGTTACGAGGGCTATGAGGCTTGGAGGACAGACCCTCAAACGGCTGACACGAGTAATACTTAGAGGGTGGTTTGGCGTGGAGAGGGAGAACTGGATAAACGATATCGACTGCAGGGATATAAATATGACTCCTAAGACAGATGGTAGTATAGACTTGCGACGACCGAGCATAATCAGAATAAAACTAAAGCCTAATAAAGCTTCCATAATCGAGATAGAAAACACAGAAGAACAACCGCGGCGAGTAACTAAGACGTTGGATATATCGGTAGAAAGCAGTCTGAAATATTCATATTCGGGTAAAGGTGATATAAAGGTAGTGGGAGAGCTATACTTTCCCAAAGAGATGTATTACGATCTATTTGCCGAAGAGGGTGATAGTATGGTAGAAGTGGCGGTCAAACTTAAATATGCCATATCGTCGTACAAAGATGGGTTCAAAAACCTTACCGTTAATGGTATGGATAGACGTACGTATACCATCTATATAAACTATGCTAACTGCGGCACTCTGGATGAGAGTAGAATATCTTTTCGGTCGGTAACGGGCGATAGTTGGTATTCGGGCATCGATGAAGCATACGATAAGAATTTTGAAAGAATAGAAGGTAAGAGGTGGCGACAAATAGGAGAAAAAAGCATAGAGATAACCGACACTGTGATGGGGACTGTAGGTAGTCCTTTGGTGCAAAATATAGGGGCTATACCCTATGTGAGATTTCCTATTGATATAGAGATACCACGAGGTGAGGCGACCGAACCTGTGTTTATGAAGGCAGGTAAAGACATTTCGGTAGAGAGTGAGGGAGTAGAGGCTGCAATAAATAGTATTTTTTTGAAGAATAACACTTATTATACTTTCCGAGTGCCTACAAGTAATAATCTATCGGATGGAAATGGACTACGACTGGAACGAATGTCGATAGACGACTTAGCCAAATCGATAAATAGCGGACAGGGAGGTATATTAAGTACAATGCAACCGCCTTCAAAAGATAAATTATTGGCGGATGTAGGTAGGAAATTATTGGGTAGATACGATGTATACAATGTTATGTGGACAGAAGGTGGGTATACTATACCATATGTTACCCTATTGGAAGAGATAAGGGCGGGTAAATACTCAAACGAGTACAAAATAAAAGACACGACAATGCTTCTTGAGGAAGACAAGGTATATTGTCTGAAAACGCTCGATGGAGATAGATATACATTCATTAATGACATAGGAGACCATACAATTCAGTATTCTCGCCTACTGGAGAGCATAAAAAGTGGTAGTTATCCTATGTATGATGAGGATGGTGCAATTCCCGAAAAAGTTTACATACGCAAGGGCAGATGTGTAGAGGTAGTAGACGGACGGACGGGGAATAGTATAGGTGATGGTTTTATGTATACGGGAGAGACCGGTAGTGTGTCGAGCAAATATATACTTGAGATGACGCAACCGGATAATCCCAACAAGACACCAATTCCATATATCAATAGCGGGTATATGTTGCGTATTAAGAATAATAGTAAAATATTGGTACAGACAGACAGAGGTTCTTGGAGAATAGTATTCAGAGAATCTCCGTCGTATAAGCCATATATTGATATATCCGCCTTACAACTCATAAACAATATAACCTTAAAGAAGTATGAATTTATTTCTGATTACGACAAAAGCCATCCTATCTTTCTGAGAGAGGGGGCTACGAGATTGATTACCAGAGATGGTATTGTTTATGAGGTAGATTATGTGGGAGATAGCCCTATACCGTATGATAAGCTAATTCAAAATTTAGAGGCGGGGAAATATGCTATCATATCACCGCAAACACAACGCTATGCAGGTCTGTATGTGTATGGAAGCTATGACGGCAAGCAATGGGTATTGCTCGGCAGAGTAGAGAGAACAGGAGAATTTAGAGACTTGGGGTGCTTGGTAGAGCGTAACGATTGCAAATATTACAAGGTTATGTTTTTTGGCAACCTTAATATTAATAGCGAAATAGATTATTTAGAGGTACAAGGTGGCGATACTTTGTATGGAGAAAAAATAAGATAGCGATTATGGAAAAAAAAGATACAAAGACTCAAAAGAAACCTGGACCTCCGAAGGGGGTAACAAACAACCCCAAAGGCAGACCGAAAGGGATACCCAACAAATTGACCAAAGAGAGCAAGGAAATATTGCTGCATATTTTTGAGACACTATCTGATGTGATAGTGTCTGAGTATCTAAACATAGATAAAGTAAAGAGCCTACCGCCTGAAGTGCTATTGGAATTTTATATAAAGATAATACCATATCTAATACCAAAAGCTGAGGCGAAGACAGATGATACAAAGAACAATGTAAGTATACAGTTCGATAGGTTACTGACAAGTTTCGGGGTGCGGAGCGAACTACCTCAATAACCGGAGATAACTTGCCATACCGCTTTGTTCATTCTGTCTATAACGGAAAAATCTTTTTGGATATATCCCATAGTAACCTTATGTGCCGATGTGTGATTTAGAGCGAAAGCGACCTGCTCGGTAGAAAACTCACAGACGTTTTTAGCTATTGTAGCCCACGAGTGTCGGAAGACATAAGTGGTAACCTTAGGTAGATTGTATCGAGTACATACGGACAATAATCCTTTGTTTACGGCAGTAGAGAAGTAGTCGGGCGTATGGTATTGCTCGGCGAAGTTGAAGAGGTGATTCTTACCTTTATAGACTTCAAGTAAATATCGTATATGTTCGGGTATAGCAATCTCGATATAAGCCTTGTCGGGTCTTGTGCTTTTTGTCTTTGCACGGTTGTAGCATAGTTTGTCTCCTTTTAGACAAGAAGTATCCATCTTATAAAGATCGACCGTATTGATACCCGCCAGAGATATAACCATAAGACAGACATCGATAGCCATTTGCTCACGAGGATATATTGGGGTAGCGGACAAAATCTGTTTTATTATTTCGGGAGCTATGGCTCTGGACTCAGCTATATCTATCTTTGGTATTCTTATCGGTTTGAATGGTTGGTGAGGTATTTTGATGATGTTTTTGTCATAGTCGTTGTATTCAAGGCAACCCTCCTCAAATATCTTTTGAATACATATAGGGTACATATTCTTAGCCCGTCGGGTATCAGAAAGCATATCTATCCATTTTCTTATCACCGAAGATGTTATATCCGAAAACGCAATATCATCTTTACCCAAAAACAGACTTAGCGACCTAAGAGCAGTGCGGTAATTGGCAGCAGGTTTATCTCTACCTTCATTGTACATTTTGCCGATATATTTATTTGCAAATTTGGAGAAAGATATGCCTCGCTTATCGGAGAGTAGTAGTTCCTTGATTTCTTTTGCAGAGCAAGTTTCTGTATTATACTCGGCGAGTTTGGCAATATATTCTTTAATCTGCCCATAGCAGTTAGCTAATATGATATGGTCGGTAATCTCATTTTTTTTGCTTACACTGGACTTGTGGACGACATATGACGTTCTGATGTAGTCTGTGGTTGAAAGTGCCGATATACGAATGTAAACAGGGTTAAATTCCTTTTTTGTACGAGTAACGGGAGTGAAAGTCGCCATATTGAGTTTGTAATTTATTTGTAATTTTTTTTGGCAAAAACGGCAAAAATACTTGTACGTTTTTGCCGTTCGATAAAAATATTCCAGCCTCAATATGCTCTATCAATTAGGCTTTTAGTTGCGGTGAGAGGGGGATTCGAACCCCCGGTACGGTTACCCGCACGACAGTTTAGCAAACTGAAAGAGCATATTATTAGTCAAATACTTATGTCTGCAGCGTAATTTTTGTCTAAAAGTTTATATAGAATCTATCGGCAGCAGGAATATTAGACTTGAACATTCTCCTCCAACGAACCATACCATCACAATTCTTTTCATAAAAGGACTCTATAACCGAAGATTCTTTATAGACGGTAATTCCTGACACATAAAACTCATTATTGATACGAATAGCTTTTGCCTCTTTATTGCCTACTTTATATGAGATAACATTAGCAAATACATAAGGGCTACTTTCTTTTGCAAAAGACTTGTGTCTGCCTTCCTTAGGGACGTTGCTCTTTTTTATAAAATCACAGTCTCCATATAGAGGCGGCATAAAAGTGTACTCGTGAATAGTTTTATGTGTCATAGGCGGAACGCATATTATAGGTTTCTCGTGGTAAGAGACCGATTCGCTTTTAGCATTGGTATTTCGCACGGTTAGCTTATTGGATGAAGCGTTGCCTGTGAGTAAGTATTGAGATGTAGCAATAGCTGCATTTGCTATCTGAGAGGAACCGGTAGTCATTCGCTCAGCATACTCACTTTCTGAAAAAGTACGGTTACGATAATAGTCGTATGCAGAACGATTTTTAACAAAGAAACTTTCGCTTAGGTCTATAAATATAATGTCGTTTGTTTTATTGTAAAACGTAAAACCCACATTACCACCATTGCCCCAAAGATTATATAGGAGCTTACAGTTGTCGTCTTCGTATACAATGTACTTGGAGTTGTCTTGTGAGATTCTTTTGTCTTCTGAAGACACCTTATATACCTGATAGTAGTAACTATTTGATACGCAAGAAGACGTAAGGATTGCCGTAGCAACCAAAAAATAAAAATGTTTTTTCATAAGAATAAATGTTGTTATAAAAATAAAATAAAGTCAAAAATAATTACAGCTATTATCAAAACTATACTTGCACTGAAAGATAGATGAAGCAAGGCACTTCTTACCCCCCTAAATGTGTTCAGAAAAGAAGCAGCAATACTGTTCGCTCCAAATACAATTAGAGGAACAAACCACCGTGATTGGACAAATAAGATTACAAGAGACCCGAAATAGACTAAGAATCCTAATACCATAACTGCGTTAGCCTTGTCGACAAAAGACTCTACTTTGTCTAAATAAGTTTTGTCAAAATCTTTAAAGATCTCGTGTTTTACAGATTTCGGTAGGATTTCAAGATGGTTTAGCAGCTTCTGAAGTTCGGCTTGTATAATATAAGCCCCCACTCCTAACAGGAAAATCAAAATACTACTTGTTACTACCATATATATATTTATTTATTATTTGAAATAAGTTTTTTTATATTGTATGCGATTATACCGATAGAGACAATAGTACTTGCAACTGTTTCTATGATAATCACTATATTATTAACTCTACGAATTATACTGTTGTCGTTATCAGAAAATTTAAAATTATATACTGCAGCAATAACTGTAAATGCAATTATATATACACACACCACAATACCAATTTTAGGATTATATTTTGGAGCAACAACACTTGCTGCTTGATACGCAGCTATTGGAGCGATGATTGCTGCGATTGTCCTTATTAGATAGATTGGAGTATCCTCATCTAACCATTGCCCCAATGACCACTTGCCTATAAGCATAGTTATAATATACCCAATTAGATACGCAAGGATAATAGCAATAGGTAGAGAAAACCACCTTAACACATCAAACACTTTATTTCTTTTCATATATAATTGATTAAGATTATTTCTCTTTCAAAACAACTCCTATAATAGCACCAATAAAAGCAACGGCGAACGTAGCCAATACTATGTAAAAATACATCATATTCTCTCCAAAGGTTTTTATCACCCAAAATATTTGACTAATAATAGGAAAGAAAAAGGATAAAAGTGCTGCCCAGAAACCTGAGATTTTAAAGGCGATAATAACTGTCCACACGTGGACAACTGCAGCTAATACAGACGCTATAACTTTTAGGGTAGAAAATATGATATAAAAGAAATCTCTCATAATATTTTTATGTTTCATTGTTTGTTATTATTCTAATCTAATTACACCGACGACAATACTAAGGCTGCGAATATCGGACTTAGGTATCGGAAAAGGTGGGTATACCTTCTTGTTGTCGCTGACGAGCATTACGAAGTCCTTATTTTCGTGCTCGTATACTCGCTTTACGAGTGTACCTTGCGAGGTGTCGAGGACGTATATTTTGCCCCATTGGAAAAATAGAATATCCTCAATCTTTTTACAGCCCAATAGATCACCATTGCTATACTTGGGATACATCGACGAACCAGATACTCGAATAATAAACTCCGCTCCACGTCTGTCGAACTCGGGTATAACGTATTGCTCGCAATCTTCGACCATTACGCCCTCGTTGTCGGTAGAGAGGTAGCCTGCGAGAGCCTCGAAAGGTATCAGTGGCAATGCTTTCTGCTTGTCTACTGCGGAATCGTCGGTAGCAGTGCGGAGCATTTCGCCTTCACCGGTGAGTAGCCAAGTCTGAGATAACTCAGGATATATTTCGATAATTCTCTGTAATTTTTCTGCTCCTATTCCTTTAGATATATTATTTACATAGCCGTTAGATAGCCCCGTGCTTTTTTCAAAAGCAGCCTGAGACAATCCTTTTTCTCTTAAAAAACCTATAATCCTTTCTTTTACAGTGGTTTCCATCAATATATTATTTTGAACGATTCCAAATAACGATTTTTACAGAAATTTCTCTAATAAAACCATTGTCGTTTACAGAGAAATCTCTAATTTTGCATTGTGGTTCTACCACGAAAAAGCACTACCTCTGGTGAGAGGTGTTACTTGGCGGTAAAAACTTTTGCAAAGGTAGTGTTTTTTTTTGAAAAGAATAAATAAGCGGTGCTGACACCACTGTAAAAAGAACAGATAAAAAAAGACTTTTAGGAACTCTGTGTCAAACGACAGTAATGTCGGGGGAGTTTCTGGGGGTCTTTTGTTTTTTAAGAATGTTGTACCAAATATCAAGAAAAGAGGTAGAGGAGCTAATAGCAAGTGGCATAGCTATCGGAGTGCAGAGAGCATTGGAGAGTGTGTGCGAGCGTCCTCGATATATTTCTCAGAATAAAGCGTATAAACGTTTCCGCAAAGCACGGGTACAACAGTGGGTAGAGAGAGGCTTAGTAAAACCTATGCCAAACGGAAAGGGAAAGACCTCTACGGTGAACTATGAATTGGCACAGTTGCTCAAGGCGGAAGCGTGCGAAACGATTGTAATCTACAAAAGTTAATACCACTATGCAAGCACAAGAATTTAAGAAGATTATAGACAGAGTGAATCAAGGTATACGTGTACCTGCTACGATGAGTTGGACGAGCGATGAGACAGTAGATATATTCTGCGACGTAGAGGTAACGGAGGAGTACTGGCTGAACGTCTGCGGCAAGGGCTACGGACATACGGAACACGAGGACGGACAAGGATATTCGCCGACGTACGATGAGCTTGTGATAGACAGCATAGACATAGACGAAGTACACGCTTTCCTTACTGCC